GTATTATTTCACTTCCCATTCCTATTTTTCGTGGGTTATTTGAAAAAATCCCCGGCGCACCAAAATCTAGGATAGCCATTCTAGCAGCAGCTTTCATTTTAGCGAGTGGCCTTACCCCTAATTCTTCCCATGACTTGCCTACTTCTTCGCCATTGTCTACCCCTTCCATAGCGGTTTCAAGTTCCTCTGATTCTTCGTCGATTTCCGCAACTCCCTCCCCTTCTCCGCCCCAAATTGAAAATTCATATTTCAATGTCACATTTATTGATGTTGGACAGGCTGACAGCGCACTTATAGAATGTGATGGTCATTTTATGCTGATTGATGGGGGAAATGTTGCAGATTCCTCTAAAATATATACAGTTCTTAAAAATCATAATGCCAGCCACTTAGATTATGTTATTGGCACTCATGCACATGAAGACCATATTGGTGGCCTAGCCGGTGCCCTTGAATACGCATCGGCGGGTACTATATTTTGCCCCGTAACAGATTATGATAGTGACGCATTCCAAAATTTTAAGAACCGTGCTGATATCAACGGTGGAATTATTATCCCTTCTGCTGGCACAGAGTTTTCTTTGGGTTCTGCTTCTGTGCATATCCTTGGGTTAAATGCCAGTGATGATACGAACGATACTTCTATTATTTTGAAAATTACATATGGTAACACTTCGTTTTTGTTTACTGGCGATGCCGAATATGCTGGGGAACAAGCTGTAATTGGAGCTGATTTGTCCGCAGATGTATTAAAGGTCGGACATCATGGCAGCGAAACTAGTACTTCATATCAGTTCTTGCGTGAAGTTATGCCGAAATATGCTGTTATTTCTGTAGGTACGGATAACAGCTATGGACATCCAGACGATGCCGTGTTGAGTAGATTGCGTGATGCAGATGTCAAAGTTTTCCGCACCGATATGCAAGGCGATATTACAATAGAATCTGATGGCGATTCTCTTGTAGTCACTCCAACTAGAAATGCTGATGCTGATACCAACCCAACGCAAACAGATGGAAGCGGTCAAAAAGCCACTTCCCAACAGCAGGAATCAACTGTTCATCCTACGCCTGTTCCAGCACAACCCACTCCTACACCAAAGCCTGCCCCTCAACAGCCATCCCAAGGGAATATGGTTTGGATAAGTGGTAGTGGGAAAAAGTATCATAGCAATCCTAATTGCAGCGGCATGAAAAACCCATGGCAAGTTTCACTAAGTGAAGCGCAGGCCATGGGCAGAGAGCCATGTAAAAAGTGCTATTGAGCTTGGAAATAAATTTATTCAAATACTAAGGTGAAACCCATGGCAAAAAAAGACTGGCTTTATAAAGAAATGCAGGGCATCCTTTTTGCGAAAAGCGGAATCAACGTCCAGGCGGATTTTGTTGTTCCAATCGACGATACCCTTGTTCCACCCTATCATCATGGAGATTATCTGCTTATCCATGCACAGCCAGATATTTTCGAGGGTGAGCTTGGTCTCTTTGTTATTAACGGGAAACCCCACATCAAAATCCGAGAAGAAAAGTTTCTCACGTCTCTTAACTCAAATATTCTCCCCGTTCCTTTCAATGACGCTGTACAATGCCGCGGAAAAGTTGTGGGCAGGCTAAAAGCTGCGTGCATCGAAAAAATAAATCCTGTTGAAAAATCAAACTAATCCCGTCCAAATCTCAGAGCAATAAAATAAAAAACGCCCCGGTGCTACCAACACCGAAGCGTTTTGATAGAATAGCTTACCCGTAGTGGGCAATCCATCCTCGCAAATGGATTATACCACCTTCGGGCAGGCTTTGACAAGTGCACCCAGGAGGTGTTTTTTATATAGCAAAAAAGCGGCCCATCGAAGGCCGCTCCACTCGTCCGGCGTACTTACAGTACGCTTAATACTGCTATTTTTTGTATCTAAGTAATTGAATCAGTTCTTTTCCACTGAGATTCTTTTTTTCGTCTTTATCAAGAAGCCTCCGCTGAAATTCTTGAAATCCCTGCCTAGTGTAAAATTCAAGCAATGGTTTCTTGTCTTCGCACTCAACATAGCAAATTCTTCCACCCGCAATCAATTGAATCTTTTCAATCTCCATTAAGGCTATGCCAATCAAGTCATTTCCGCTAATCAGGCAATCCGCCCCGTCCGTATAATTTTTCCCAAGTTGAGCAATCAAAGGCGCTGGAACAGTAAGATTCCCATCTATAGAATCTCCAATTGAGAAGGATTTGACTTTTCTATATTGAGTATTTGAAAAGATATCACGAGGAATTGAAAAAGCTTTCGTAGTGAGAGTAAAATACCCTACTAATATCAAAGAATCGGTTTCTCCAACATCGCAGAACACCAAATGTGTAGGCGCTAATGCAGATTTAGAAAATTGCACAGCTCTATGATGAAGAAAATATTCAACGTCCCTATTAAGCGGACAAGAAAAATTGGAGAGGATGTCATTGACCTTTTCCTCTCCAATTTGTTCAATCAACTCTTTTAACGAAAACCTTCTGTAAACTCCCATCGAATTTTTACACACATCCCTTAAAAATTAGAATCTGTCCAAATACTTTTTAATGTCTGTGCCCCTCACTTCTTCGCAAGGTTTTGACAATTCGATTTTACGTGAAGTAATTAAGGCGGATTTTTCGATGGCATCAACAAACCGATTTGCGTCACTTTTGGACTTAAACTGAACCATTTTCTGAATGCTCTTCGTAGCCATAATGAAAAGCCTCCTCTCTACTTGGCGAACAATTCCTTTAACCACAATATAAAAATGGACAAATTTTTCTAAAACTCCACTTTTTACGAAAAATTAAGGTTAAAGGGCTTGCCTGCCTAAAAGCATGCTAAGCCCGCCTAAAGCATCTATAATCATCCATCACATCTATATTATATGCACAAGCCGGATTAAAAGTAAATAGATTTCATTGGAATTTTCACAGTGAAATATTCCATACCTTTTTTAAAATGTTTGTTTTCTCAGGTTATTGAGTGTATTTTTTGGAGGTGGTTTTATATGGCAAAATCCAAAAAGCGTGCAGATGGCCGGTATGCGCGGCAAATTTACTTGGGCATCGATGCACAGGGAAAACGGAAATATAAAACAATTTATGCCGCTACTGCAAAAGAGGCGGACAGGATGGCCGCCGAGTATCGTTCGGCTCTCGGAAGGGGGTTAGACCCCTTTGCGTCAGCCCGTACCGTCAAAGACCTGTTGGATGCTCTGCTGAACGCCAAGCGGGCGCAGGGCGTTGGCGCAAGCTGGCAGCGCACACTTGAGATTTATGCGCGGCATCTTTCCCCGCTTTGGCCTGTGCCTGCTGCGAAAGTACGGACGGCAGATATTCAGCGCCAGATGAACGCTTTGGCCGAGAATGGGCTGTCACATAAAACGCTCACCGAAATATTGTGTACCATCAAGTCTGCCTTTGCTATGGCAATTCCTGAAATCGTGCAATATAATCCGTGTTTGCGCGTCGTAGTCCCCGCTGGACGGCCATCGCAAAAGCGTGGTTGGTTGGATGTTGAGCGCCGCCAGTGGATAATAGACACGCCGCACCGGGCGCGGCGTGCGGCCATGCTGATGATGTTTGCAGGGCTGCGGCGAGGCGAAGCCACCGCGGTAACTTGGCCGGATATAAATCTGGACGCAAGGACTATTCTGGTCTCTAAAAGCTGGGATTTCGTCGCAGATAAACTCAAACCCCCAAAAACAGCAGCAGGCAAGCGCGTGGTGCATATCCCCGTTATACTGGCCGATTTTCTCCGGGCCGAGCGCGCGGCAGACCCCGATACCCTATATGTTATCCATACTGCCAGAGGTGCCCGCATGACAGAAAGCGCATGGAGGCGTCTGTGGGCAAGCTATATGGCAGACCTTAATATCAAATATGGATACCACAACGCCATGAATAAATACGCCACGAACAAAAAAGAAGCAGATGGAAAGCCCCGTGGCCGTCTGCCTATATTGATAAACACTTTTACCCCGCAGGAGCTGCGGCATACTTTCTGCACACTCCTTTATCTTGCCGGTGTAGATGTCCTCACTGCGCGTGACCAGATGGGGCATAGCGACATCAGCGTTACACTTGGCATTTATACTCACCTCGATAAATTCTTTAAGGCCCGAAAAATGCATAAACTGGATGATTTTCTTTCTGGCTCCACAGATGCAAGTCAAATGCAAGTCAGCGACACGAACAAAATGGCCTGATAGGCCGCTTTCTTCCTATTTTTCCCTTCGGCTCCGACCCGGAAGGCCGCTGGTTCGAATCCAGTCGGGCGCACCAAACAAAAAGCCTCGAAAAGCCGGTTGTTATGCGCTTTTCCAGGCTTTTTGTTTTTTGCTTTGCATCCCGTAAATCCCGTAAAAATACATTAAAAAACACTATTATGCAAGTCAAATGCAAGTCAATTTGCGATGTAATTTTATACAAAATACAAAGCCCCCGGCGCATATAGCGCCGGGGGCCTGTATCATATCCACACCTCTCACGTTTCAAAAATCAATCATATGGGTTAGATGTTTCGCTTCCATTGCTCAAAATCCACATAAACGAGCGCTGGGCCCGCGTCAGTCCGGGCAGGCTGTCTATCGCATTCTTCCTGTCTTCGTTTCTTACTCCCCCTTCTCCGTCCCAATTTTCAATCTGCTTGTAATACGCCCAAAGTGCAAGGCCGTCTGTCCCGAACTCTTCATACATATCGGCGTATTTTCCTCTTGTTTTTGGCACAGAATAGTCATCAAACATTTCGCTTAATGCAATGTCCTTGGCCGCGGCATATGCATTTTGCAATGCATCCGCCTTTTGTTCATCTGCCAGAGAATCATATCCCGGCATTTCTAAAAAGGCGTTGGCAGCTTCATAGGACGCCTGTCCAAGTAATCTCTGGAACTCCGAATACTGCTGGTTGTCAAGGTCTATTTCTTCCCCTGCAATTGTCACTGTGCGGTCTGCTTTGTGCGGGAAAACACCGCTGTTGTTTGTGGCGTCATACAGCCGCATAATTTCTTCATCAATCGGCGTCTGTCCTCCGCTGTAACCAAGCTGTCCAGGGTTCAAATATTGCGCAAAAGCAGCCTCCAGTGAATTACCGCTTCTCTGCACCTCATTGCCCCATGTGTCATAAGTTGCGGGTAGCGTTTGAGAAAGCCCAGGTATTTTGCTTTTCAGCGTATCTATCTGGGTTTTTAAAAAATCTCCTTTTGAATAGGTCGAACGCTGTGTGGTGTCAGCCACGCGGGCCGTCGCTCCTACTAAAGAGGGAATCAGGCGTTGCGGTGTTTCCAGCACTTCATTTGTCATGTTTTCTGTCGGGGAACCATAGCCGGAAAATACATCCAACAGGTTTTGCAATGTGCTCTGCTGCAACAGCGTGTCGCCAAAAGCTGATACGCTGTTTTTTATGATGCTCGCAAGGTCTTTGGCCTCTATGCTTCCGTCCTTGTCAAGCTGGCTCATAATAGTGCTGCCCAACACAAGGCCCATTGAACCGGGCTGCGCCCAGTCATAGGTGTAATAATTATCCCCAAACTTCACCGCATAGGGTAACCATCCCTGCTGTTTCTGAAACGCCGCCTTGTCTGGGTCTTCGTCCTCCGGGCCTGTAATAATACCCTTGTTGTAAAGTCCAATTCCCAGCAAAATTGCCAGCGTGCCCGTTGTGGCTTTCGCCACTTGGTCTATTACGGCCGAGGCTTCCGCGCCATTCTTGGCCATTTTCACAGCAGAAGCAATTCCCGCTGGGCTGTAATCCAATGCGCGCATCGTTACGTTCGCTGGTGTCTTGGTAAATGGCAGCAACGTTTCACCTACGAATCCGGTATTTCTCTTAATGCTGCTCACTAACCTTGTCAGGGCGTTGTCATCCTTAAAAGTGGCTTTCATAGCTTCCTGCACGGCCCGGTCAATAGCAGAGGCAGGAACGGCATCCAGAGTTTTGGCACCAGATGCCTCAATAGCTTTGGAAAGGTAAGATTTAAAGCGTTGTGCCACAAACCCTTTATCGCCTAATTCCAGCAGGCCGTAGGTCAGCTGCCGCACATTTTCTGTCACGCTTTTTTCGCTTGAAAGCGCATCAAACACAGAATCGCCAGTCAGTTTTTGCGAAATCGTGTTTAGTCCACCTTTTATTCGGCTTCCTACATCTTCCAAAACGGGAATATCACCAGCTGTACGTCCATTCAGCCCTTTGAACATTTCTTTTTCACGGATGCCCTGCATGGCGCTGTTTTCCCACTTGCTTGCGGTATTGTCAATGCTTCCCTTTATTCTGTCATACACCTGCGCGGCAAGGTCTTTGCTCTCTTTGCTGGCAGTCAATGCCAGTTCCGGCTTAAAATCAGGGTTTATTTTGCTATATACATTTTGTCCTAATGCAGAAAGCTTATCTGAAACAGCCGTTGCCGGCATCATCGCAACATTGGAAAGCATGTTTCGCACCTGTGTTCTGGGGTTTAGCAGCATAGCAATATGCGAAAGTTCTACCACTTTTTCCTTCATCGTCGCAGGGTATTCTTTTGCAATGCGTCTCCCTACGCCTTCGTATAAACTCTTTAACGCCTCCTCGTCTCCTTTGGCCACATCGCCAAATGCCTTTATTTCATTATCTGTCAAGGTAAAGTCTTTCCACTTTTTCCCGAATTTTTTCGCCCCCTCGGCGTTCATTTTGTCTATCTGCTTTTGCAAATAGGAAAGGGCCGCCATGGGGTCTTCTTTTATCAGGGCAATCGCTGCCGCCTGGCTGAATTGGCCACTGCTTGTCAGCGCTGCGCTCATGTCTCGCAAAAGCTGCGCTGCCTCTTCGCTTTTCCCCTGGCGTATCAGTTCATCAGCAATGTACTTTCCAAGCGGAATCGCTGCCGGGTCTCTTGTTTCCAGCAAGCTTCTGAAATTGCGCTGCGCTTCTTCCAGTCCATTCCCCCATGCAGCATCCGCTTTTGCAATGGTTTCTGTGTTGGAAAGCTGCCTGTATATCTCCGGCGTGTCCACAAATTCAGCTTTTACTTCGTCTGGCAAGTCGCTTTTTGTACGCAGGCTTTCTGCGAATCCTCTTTCTCGCATACCGTTTGGAATGTCAGGTTCCAATGCACTGCCTGTTGCCTGCCCCCGCGTCAAGCCAGAAACGGGTGCGCTCACGCTCAAAGAGGCATCATCCATTAACGAGGGAATATATTCCGAAAAAGTTTCCGCTGTTTCTTCACTCAAATAAGGAATTTCACCCACAGAAAAAGCAGCTTGGTTATCCAAGCTGCTTACTCGTTCTGTTGCATTCTCTCCATAGCCAACTCTGTAAGAGTTGCCAGTGCCAGGTCTTCCTCCAAGTCTTCCCATTCGCCCGGCTTGTACTTCTTCCACCACTCCGGGTCCTTCAACAAGTCTTGCTGGTTGTCCATACGGGACGTCGTTTGAGTATTTGACATAGCTATCAAAGCCTCCTTCTTTTTTTAGTATATCATAAACTTCGCTCGGTTTCCACCCTACACTCAATACATAATTCGGGTCTACAAACCGCCCCGTGTTCTGAAACCGGGAAACCGCTCGGCGCGCCGCCTTGTCCGGGTCAAGCTCATTCAGGCTCAAGTGAACGCTGTACCCGTTCTGTTTCAGACGTTTTAAAGTATCGCGTAATTTCTGCGGGTTCTTACCCACCCACGGTATCACGATGTTTTCGCCATTCTGAACAGCTGCACGAAGCATAAGCGTTTCTGCTATAAATGCGCTTTCCTCATGCACTCGCCCTGCGCCAAATCCGCCGTCAAACTCCGGTAGCATTGTTTTCGCCATGTCGCTGTCAATAATGCGGCTGCCATATTTCTGTGATAACGGGTTTGCCAGCACGCTGCTCTTGCCTGCCGCTGGCGGGCCTATCACAATATCTGCCCTTCTCTCCTGCTTCACCGGGCCATTGAATATCTCATTTCCGCCTGCATCTTTGCCCGAAAAGCTACCCATCCGCATTAAATCTTCAGCGATTTCCTGTCGCAACGCCTGCCTTTCCGGCGTGTTGGTTGCCACTGTCGGTGTCTCAAACATTGCTTTTCTGCGCGCCTGCTGTATCTCTGGGCTGCGGTTTATCTCATTCCAGTCTGCCGTGTTCACATCTAGTTCTGCAAGAGGCCGGGCTGCCTCGTCATCCATTACAGCGGGAATTACATTCTGCGTCGCGCCTGTGCGCGCAACTACATTATTGATATTTTCTGTTGGGCTCAAAAATCCACGTAATACTGAATCTCCGTCAGCGGGGTTCCCTCCGCCGCCATCTGCAAAGCCCATTCCCTGTCCCATGGGCAAAGCGTCTTCACCCAAGCTTCGAACTCTTTCTGCTCCTGTGAACTCATTCTGCGCACCTCCCGTGCTGCTCATAGTTTCACTATATGCCACCCTTTGCCCATTGTCAAGCCCTTCACGAAGCACACGCCGTGTTTCGCTGCTCGTTTCCGGCAATTTCACGCCCGTGGCCTGTTCAAAGGCTGCGCGGTTTACGCCACCGGGCTTCAAGGTTTCCATCTGGGCATTTGTCAATGTTCCTGCTCGGTATGCCCTCGCCAGCTCATTTACGCTGCCCTGTTCTTCCTGCCGCAGCACATTATCCAAAATCACAGGGTCTTCTGCCTCCAAGGGCAAAAACTCCCGCTGTTGCACATAATCCGGGTATGCTTCTGTCAGGTTGTCTACCATCCGCTGTTCCGTGTCTGTCAGTTTCAGCCCTTGGGCCATTTTATCCAGCGCTGCGCTCTGTGCGGCAGACATCACCGGCCGTCCATGGAACAAGTCACTAAGCGCACGCATCGCCGCCGGGGCCAGTTCGCCCGCTACGTTAAAGCCTGCGTTTGTGGCAATGTTTATTCCAGCCTCTTTTAGAATGTCGCCTATAGTCAGGGCCTCTTCGCCTGGTGCCAATCCTTCTCTCTGCTGCCGGTTATATTCGTCTAAAAGCCTTAACACGGTCGGGGCGGTGTCCAGTCCCAAGTCCAGCAGGGTATCGCCCAACATGCCAGTAAGGGCTTCCTGTGTGGCTACCTGGCCCAGAACGGGAATACGCTGCAATGCCTGCGCCGCACCCGTAGAGGCCAGCCGTTCCCCGGCTCTGCCCAGTGCAGAACCCGCTCCGGGAATTGCTTTCATGGCCGCGCTGCCAAGAGCATACTGCCCCAGCATACTCCCCATATAGCCTGCGCCATATGCCAGCGGGTTTTGTGTCTGTGCGCTCTCGCTGCGTTCTGAAAGCCCAAGAGGGTTTGCACCTTCAAACCCGGCATTTTCCCAGTTGCTGTCTTCTAAGGATTCTCGTATCTGCGGCACAAGGGGCAGCGCATTCCCTGCGCCGGAAAATGCGCTGCGCACCCCGCTCAATTTAGTGGCCAGCGTGTCCATAATTTGGGTTTGCATCAAAAGGCGTTCAACTTCTTCTGTGCTTTGCCCCAGTTCATGCAGCCGCCGGGCCGTCTCGTAGTAAACATCAAGGTCGGGCCCTACTGTGCCGTTCCATGTTTCCAGGGCATCCCGTACAACCTCTTCTTCGGCCTCCGTCATTTTGCGGCCCGGCTGTGCCAGTTCATACAGCATCCCCCAACTCAGGGAATCCTTTGCCTGCTGTTCATCCTGTTCTTTCTGCTCGGCCAACCGTGCTTCCAAACGCGCTTCTTCATCTAACGCAGCCTGAAACACTTCTGAATAGCTGTACCCGTCCGGTGCATACATCGCCCCCGCATCTCGCAGGTCTGCAATCTTCAAGCGTGCTTCGGTCAATTCATCTTCTATCTGCTCTAGGGCAGATTTTTCTTGCGGCTGGCCCTCCGCTTCCGGCGCCGTCTGTTGCTGGGCAAGCTCTTTCTGTTCAGCCTCTTCTTTACTGCGCTCCACCATTCCTTGGCCGGAAAGCTCCATGTATTTTTGATAATATTCGTCTCGTTGCGCTTCCATCCCGGCAATCTCTTCTTCAGAAGCGCCGCTTTGTTTGGCTTCGCTAATTCGCTGGTTTTCATTTTGCCATTTTTCTGCCCAGTATTCCTTGTTTTCCGGGTTTTGACGAAGCGCCGCTTCCTCTTTTTCTTTTCGCGCTGCGGCGGCTTCGTCCTCTTCCTTTTGCAGCTTATCCGCGTCTGCTTTGGCCTCGCGGTACGCCTGCGCTGTTCCGTTTGCCTCTGCAATAGAAACGCCTCGGCGCTTCTCGTCGTTTGTGCGCGTGTCGCCTGTGCCAGTCGCCCCGCGGGAACCATAGCGGTTTGCTCCCCGGTAAGAAGCATTCATTTCCTGTCTGGCCTGTTCAGCCTTTTCCTGTGCAACCTGCGCCGGGGTTTTCATGCTCTCCAGCGCAGCAAGGTTTTCTTCATACGTCGGGTTGAACGCTTCCCCCCACAGCGGGCTATCGTCTATGACAAAATCCATCTGAGAAGAGGCAGAAGGCTTGTATTCCTGTTCGTCCTCCAAATAGGGAATCTGCTGCTCCCCCGCTGTGTCGCGTGTCTCTCGCACTGTTTCTGTGTGCTGCTGCGCCATTTCCTTTATTCGATTCGGGTTGTTTTTCACTGCCTTTTGAAATGCTTTTTCAAACGCTTTTTTATAGACATCGCTGTTACGAATATCAGAATATTTTGCCATAGCTCCACCCACCTTTTAACGTCCTAAAAACTGTCCGGGCCTGTACCCCAAAATCTGTTGTAATGTTGCTGATGTAGGGCTGGAAAGATATTCCTCCGCATCCTTTTCAGCCTGTCGTGCAACCATATCTTCATAGAAACTATTACTGTTCTTTCTGCCGCTGGAACTGCCTTGCGTTGTGCTTGTACTGGACACGGTATTGGTCGGAGAGTATGAGCGTCCTGCTACGCTGGAAGCATAGCTGCCGCTGTTCCCCGCCAAATCCAGCATTCTATTCAGGTATTCATTGGTAAGGCTGAACTGTGTGTTGTAATTGTCGGCGGCCGCCTGCGCAATCAGGTTTGCCAAATTGTTTTCAAGCTGCTGCACGGCGTTCGCCTTCTGCATTTCCATCTCTGAAAGCTGGTTATTATACGCCTGCAAAGCGCTGGCCTTGTTCGTGTTCCAGTCGTTCATCAAATCAGCCAGGCTGTCATTGCGGCCGGAGTCAATGGTGTTGCGGCTGTTGCCGTAGTTGTTATACATGCCGGCCAGCGCGCTTTCGCTGGCGCCGCCCGAAAGGCCCTGCGCCGCAAGCTGCTGGCCCATATCGCGCTTGTTCATCATATAGTTGATATATGCCTGCTGCTGGGCGTTATCGGCCTGTTTGTTCACGCCAGCCACACCGGTGTTGTAGTTTTGTTCCAGCTGGCCCAGCGTGGAGTTGTAGTTGCTGTTCAGGCCGTTTTTCATCGTATTGTAGGAATTATTCAGGGCTGCCATGCTGCGGTCATATGCAGCCTGCGCGGCGGCGCGGCGCTGGGCCTCCAATGCGGCTGCCGCTGCCTGCTGCTGGGCGTAGATGCTTTGTAGAAGTTCTGCTTGGGAAGGGCCACGATAATAGTTCGAGCTACTTCCACTAGGTCTTTTATTCTTATCACCATAGGCTTGTTCTCTTGCAGCCTCTATGGATGCTTGAATTTCATCCTTGTTCCCCGGCAAGAAATGAGCATGTGGCTGAGGGTCTTGATTTGATGTTCTTATCATATTTCTTCTCCTCTCTACTAAAATACCCGCCCCTCTTTCCGAAGGGCGGGCACAACGTTTTGTTTTGCGCGGCTGCGGCAACCAGCCGCAGAAAATGCGCCGTGCAAAGCGGCACGGCCGGGCGCGGGGGGAGGGGGTGTGCGTTTTCCCCGGCCCGGCCCTGCTTTGGCGCCGCGCTTTACGGCTGCGTTTTTTTCTCTTTTGCCTGTTTATACATCTGGTGCACGCCCACGCTGGCCAGCGCGCACAGCCCGCCCTGCACAATGGCTGTGAACACGGCCATTGCCACGCTTTGCCAGCCGTTCAGCTGCGCGGTGGCGGCGCCGTACAGTGCGGCCAGCGCCATGCCCGCCACGGCCAGCGTATACGGGATGTTGGCGCTGGGGAAGCGTTTATCTGCCTTCAGCGCGGCCCCCAGGCCGAACATCAGCGGCACCAGCACCAAAAGTTCCGGCTTAATGTATTCCTGCAATGCCTGCATCATTTCCATGGTTTCATTCCTCCTCAAGATGTTTGATACGCTGGCCGTGCTCGGCAAGCGCGGTGTCGTGGCCGTCCAGCCGTTTATAGATGTCTTTGTGGCTGTTGCGGTTTTCGCTGTCCAGCTTATCCAGAGATTTCTGAAAGCCCTCCACCGCCACCGTCAGCCGCGTGATGGCGCCGTTCAGCTTCAGCAAGGGCCCGGCCGTAGCGGCCAGAAAGCCCACCAGCGCAATAATAACGCCTACCACACCCCACTCGGTCATGTTATCCCTCCAGCGCCGCCTGTGCGGCCTTTATTTTGGCCTCTGCATGCTCTGCACGCTCTGTTGCGGCCTCGGCCTTTTCCCCGGCCTCCTGGGCCTGTTGCAACGCCGTGTCGCGCTCTGCTGTCACACTGGCAAGGCTGTTGCGCAAAGCCTGCGCCTCGGCCTTGCTCGCCTCCAGCTCTGCACGCAGCGCTTCGATGTCATCCCCCGCGGGCTCGTCCGGTTTTGCTGGTTCCTCCGGCGTCTCTATGTACTCTGAGAACTGCCAGCCCAGCCCCTGCTCATAGCTGTATTTTTTGAGCAGTATTTGGTCGCCGTTGCTGAGAGGCCCCACCGTTACCAGGCCATCCCGCGTCACAATGGCAGTGTCGGGGTCAAGCCCGCTGTCCCTCACCCACTGGGTAAGATAATAGCTGATGTCGCCGCCCGTGAGGTTGCCGCCATCGCCCCCGGTGATAGCCACAATGCAGCTGCGGCCGGGCGTTACGGCTTCAAAACTCATTTCGCTTTCCTCCGTTTCTGTAACACCGTATGTGCCAACTGCATTTGAGAATCCCATGTACTGCGCGGGGTTCAGCCCCCTGCCCGTGGCCGTGGCCCGCACCTCGAAGTGGCAGTGCGCATAGGGCGGGCTGGCCAGCGCCGCATTGCCGGTATTACCCATTACGGCCAGCGCGTCGCCCGTTTTCACCCGCTGGCCCATGGCCGCAAGGTTTTTGGCGTTGTGGCAGAAGTATAAATAGTTCACCGCGTCCGGCGTTTGGTTTGCGTCCAGCTTCACGCACACATACCAGCCCCATTCCCACGTGGGGTTGCCGGTGCTTTGCGCCACCCTGCGCGCCGTTACCACCGTGCCGGAAATGGCCTGGCGCCCTGCGCCCAGCCCATAGCCGGGCATGCGGATGGTGGTGTCGTCCAGCCCTTCCACGTCTGCGCCGCCGTGCCACGTTTTGCCCCCGCCGCGCGTGTAGCCCCAGCGGGCATAGCCATAGCGGATGCGGTTGCGCCCTCGGAAGAGCAGCATTTCATCCTGTGCCATATTTTTTGCCTCCTAAAATAAAAAGCCGCCTGATATCAGACAGCTAAAAGTGTTTGTTTGCGTAGAAATTTGAGGGCTCGTCTAAGCTCGTCCATCTCATTATGGACATAGATGCGTGCCGTTACATTGACATCCTTGTGCCCCAAAATTTTGCTAATAGAGTAAATATCTGCTCCGTGACGCCGAAGGAACGTACCGTAAGTATGACGCAGCTCGTGCGCTGTTAACTGGGGCATGTCTGGTTGTTGTTCGGCCATGCGGGCCATCTCCGCCTTTAGGCGGCGGCTCCATGTGTCAGGCCTCATAATCCCGCCTGTGGGGCCAGGTATCAGCATAGGGCTGTCTGGGTACATCTGCAAAAGGATTTCCACGGCTTGGCGTCCGCGTGGAGATAGCGGTGCAGTGCGGCCGCTATGGCACTTGGGCGGCCCCTCGCAGGGACCCTTACCCGGCACAAGGTGCACGGCACGCGATACTGTCCAGGTGTTTTTACGCCGGGAAAAATCATCTTTGTGCCATCCCAGCAGTTCGCCGCGGCGCACGCCGGTCTCCAGGAGCAGCACCACCTCCGGCATGCGCTGAATAAACCACCGGGAGGCGCTCTCAATCTCAGCATCACTGTATACCTCCTTGACATGTTTAGTCGCAATACTTTCCAACCGGCAAAATCTTGCTGGGTTACGAGTGCACAGGTCATTATGTACCGCAGTATCAAATATCCCCATCACGCACATACGCACCTTTGCGCACATGGATGCCGACAGCGTTGTCTTTGTGAGATACAAAGCCTGTATATCTGCGGGGGTAATATCCAGCAGATATTTGTCGCCCAGAGTAGGCAGCAGATGCTTGTATACCGTGCTCTCGTAGGTTGTTGTGTAAGCTGCTCTTGACACAAAAGGTTTTTTGTAGAGCAGCAGCCATTGTTTGGCCCATCCGGCAAAAGTATAGATGTCAAGGGCTTTTTGTGGCATGCCATGCTCTTGCCGGTAGGCCTCGGCTACAGCTTTTGCGGCCTCTTTTGTGCGGCCATAAAACGCCTTTTTAATGGCTTGCCCATCTGCACGATATCCTATGGTTGATTGCACCTTTTTGATTTTTCTGCGCATTTTGCCCGCCTCCAATGGTTTTTTACCATTGTACAGCATTTGGGCAATATGCTTGTGGTGCTAATTTTGAACCGTGTGAGCAAGGCGGCGAACGAGAGCACATATTAACTGGTGAAGAAATGCCGAGCCACCGGCATTACTCATCTGAGGCAAACAAAGAAGTAATGTGTGATTATTCCACATCTAAAAAATGGGGCTGTGAAATAAAAAACACATCCAGCTATACTGCTGCTGGTGGTGGTTTTATGACAAGCTATTCTGGTGGCGATAAAGCACACAATAATATGCCACCTTATCTTACCCAAGTGGCACACATACACACATAGCACCAGCTTGTGGTGCTAATTTTGAAGCCCTTGCAATGGGCGGCGAGATAAACCATACCCTCACTATTAACGAAATGCCTGCTCATACGCACCGCGAACGCTTTGAGGAACCGGGCAGTGTGTATTACCCTTATGTAACAGGCACAACCGGCAATCGAAACCCAGCAGGAGTGATAACCAATGTTATGACCGAAAGCACTGGCGGTAACGCTCCGCACAACAATATGCCGCCATACTTTTCCCAAGTAGCTCACATCCACACATGATTGTGGTGCTAATTTTTCTGTACCTGCGACTGGGGGAGAAAAAGAGCATATACTCACTGTCGAGGAGATGCCGGAACATAAGCATGTCATGCCTTATACAATAGGTAATGGCGCCTCGGCTGGCGTTGGGTATAAATTAGGCACCAGTGAAACGCAATCATGGAGTTCCACTCTAACAACTGGCGCCGGAAAAGCTCACAATAACATGCCGCCTTATATAGTACAGATTGTCCATGTCAAGTCTTGATGTGGGCTATCTGACCTAGGTATGGAGGCATATTATTATGAGGAGAATCGTCCCCCACAGGCTGAATCCCCCCGTTTGAATTGTTTACGCAGGCGACACGCTGAAAAGACGATGAATGAATGGCAGCGACAGATGGCCCGTACAAACTTCCTGATGTATTTTCCCAGATAAGTAATTGGTGTTGATGTTTAGGCATTTCTGCAGGTGTAAGTTGGTGCTCTTTTTCTCCGCCTTGTGACAGGGCTTCAAAATTAGCACCACAATCATGTGTGGATGTGAGCTACTTGGGAAAAGTATGGCGGCATATTGTTGTGCGGAGCGTTACCGCCA